CAGTTGTTTCCACCGCTCAGAGTTGCGCATGTCGTCGGGCATGGAATCTTGGATGCGGATGATCCACTTGCCGATCGCTTTGGACATGCACGGCGGGATGTCATCGGTCAACTCCCCGCTGAGTGCAAGGTTTATCGCAGCGATGCTGCATGCCGATTCTTCATCGCCCAGGCCCGAGGGCAGGTGCATGCCGGCCAGCTTTACAGCGATGGCGGTTTGTTGTTCGATTGTGATAGTGCTCATGTTTTCTCCTGTGTCACTTGCTTTCCAGAATTGCGCGGACTCTAGCGTCGATCACTGCGTCCAGCGCCTTGCCGAAGTCCTCTCTGGCCCAGCGGCTTGCTTCTGCATACCGGAACCCGTGATAGCCCCAGTCGTAGCCGTCGTAACGCTCTTTTGCTTCTGCTTCTTCTGCTTCTGCGCGCAAAACTTCGCGCAGGGTCGAAATGAGGTCTTCCATTGTGTTCTCCTGTGTTTAAGCCCGCCGAAGCGGGCAGCGGTCCATAGGTCACTCCTCAGCCCGTGCGATAGCTGCGCGGATGTTTTTTTCGATGTCAGGCCAATAGGCATGATCGGCTGCTTTTTTCAACGCCTCCAGCAGTTCCGCGTTCACCCTGCTCAGCCGGCGAAGTTCCGCAGCGGACCTGTGTTGACCGATGTGCTGCATGTCAAGATATTCAGCCAGTTGCAGGGCTTCGGTTTGTTCAGTCATGTTCCCTCCTTAGGCATACGGGCAAAGAACCGCCCGTTCGTAAAAATTATGCGCCTCTCCGTCGTCCCGTCAACTTCGGGACAACCCTTAAACCGCACCTCCTCGCCGTTCCTGACGGCTTCGCGCTCGGAGCGGGTCAGTCCACTTACACGGCGTGCTCCCTTTTCAGCGCCCCAGCGGGCGCAGCGGGCAGTGGTTGAATAGAGCATAGGTCAGTCCTCCAACAGTTCCCAAGCGTCAGCTAGTGCAGCTTGGTGGTCTAGGTCTAGGTCATCCTCGACTTGCTCAAGAGCCCAGCGTAGTGCTGTCTCCAGGCTTTCGACGTGGGCACGGGTGAGAACGCGCTTTTGGCGGCGCTCCCAGGCTTCGTCGGCCAGTTCTGAAACGGTCAGGGGCTTGTCGGGATCGAGGCAGGGAATGTCAGGCATAGGTCAGTCCTTCGATTGGGTGTTAAGAACTTCTTTGGCCCATGAAATTTCACCGTTAATATCTTTCAGATCGCATTGCATAAGCCAAACGGTATTTTTGGCTTTCAGGGCCATTCTGAAGCCTGAAAGTTCTGCGAGCCTTGATTCCGTCATTCGCTGGTATTCTTCAAGTTGCAAAACTACGGCAAACAACTTGCTCAGTTTTTCGTCTTTTGTGTATTCGCGGTCAGTCATAGGTCAGTCCTCCGTGTTAGCACGGGCGGCGGCGCGTAGGGCTTCCGTCCAAGTGCATCCGGTTTGCTTCTGAACCCACTTGGCCCGCAGCACTTCGGCCTGCCTCTGCGCGGCTTCCCGCTGAAGGATCAAGTTTTCCCGTGCGGTAGAGAGAGCCATTTGGTGGGCGGATGAGATAGATTTAGTCATAGGTCAGTCCTCCAAAAGGGACCAAGCATCCGCCAGGGCGGCTTGGTGGTCTAGGTCTAGGTCATCCTCGACTTGCTCAAGAGCCCAGCGTAGTGCTGTCTCCAGGCTTTCGACGTGGGCACGGGTCAGAACACGATGGCAGCGCCTCTCCCATGCTTCGTCTGCCAGTTCTTCGCGGGTCAGGGGTTTGTCGGGGTCGAGGCATGGAATGTCGGGCATAGGTCAGTCCTTTGAAGTGGCACGGGCGATAGCTGCGGCAATGAGCTTGCTGTGCGCGTCGTCTGGATGCCCGATGATTGACTGCGCCAACTTCAACGCCTCCAGCAGTTCATCGTGGTTTTCAATCATCCGTGCGGCTCGCTTCAGTTCTTCCGGGCCGAAGTCTCCCCCGCCGATGGATACGGTTTCCCGGTCCCATGCGGCTCGGCGCAGGTTCCCGACAATTGGCAGTGGCATAGGTCAATCTCCTTATTGTGTAGGGCAACATGCCCCCATAGCCCCCCAGCAGGGGCTATAGGTGCCGGTCTTCAGACAATCCGCCCTTCTTCTGTGAATTCGTAACCGTTGCACTCCATCAGTTCATCGATAGCTTCATCGCTGGCTTGATACTCCCATTCCGTTTCCAGGGCGCGATAAATCCACCGGGCAAAGTCTCTCAGGCAGTCGCTCAGTTCTTCACCATCGGCAACGGATAGCGTCTGATGGTCCGTGCGGGAGACGTCAACCCGCATGGTTATTTCGTGCACATAAGGCCCTGACTGTGTGATATCAGCCTGAAGCCGGTAGAAGTTGCGGGCCTGAACCCGTTGAAGTCTGCGCACGATGGCATGCAAGTCGGCATCTTGAGGGGCGTAATTCTTCACTGAATGCAGAGCCCCGGTGCGGTAAGCATAGGCCCCTTCAAAGCTGGCCCCGTCTCCCTGAGACCAAAACCCGGACCAGTAAACCTGCGGGTCTTCGCGGGTCTTCCCGTTCATTAGGCGAACGGTCTTTTTCCGGATGTCAAGCCCGAAAAGATCGGCCACGGTAACGGCATCGTCGATCACATGATCCAGATCAATGTCGTAATCTGTCCGCCACCATTCGCGGGCCTTTTCCTTCGCGGCGTCGGTCAGTTCGGAAAACTTGAAAACGGTTTGTTCGATGGTACGCATGATGTTACCTTCCAGCGCGCAGGGCGCGCAGCAGTTTCAAATAACCCCCAGCAGCACTAGACACAGTGCCACCAGGGAGATGATGATTAGGCCGATGTCGTCGGTGGTCATGCGAAGTACCGCGACGCAATGGCACGCGGGAAGGTACGCCTAGCCCTAGCCCTGAGACTGTCGCCCGTGCTCTCAGGCTCACGCCAATAGTCCCAAAGGGCATTGGCCAGCAGCCTGCAGACTGCCTTGCGGTACTCTGTCGGGAAGTATTGACCCACGCAGTAGTCGATCCGCCCGTTCTCAATCGTGAGCCGGTTCCGGGCTTGGGCGATGATCTGATCCGCAGTGATCCCGGAAAGCTCGCAGTGGCGCAGCATGGTCTCGGCGTGGTGGCGGTCTTGTGTGACCTCCCGCGATTCTTGCCGGTAGTTGGCCCATGATCCGTAGTTTCCGGGCTCGATGCCGGGTCGCTGGGCGATGAAAGCACGCAAGGCGTGCAGCAGTGTGGACTTATCCATGGTCTTGATCTCCTAATGTTGATCGATGCTGGCGCATCCCATAGGGGCCGGCGAGCCCCTAGGCGGATAGGTCAGAGACAAAAATCTGTCAGGTTGCTGGCGTACAGAGTGTGTTCTGTCCCCTTGATGTGATATATCGGCTCATCGCGCCGGTACAGTTGATTCCGCACTATCCCGGCGTACTCAAGCCCGACACATGCGCCGGCTTCAAGATCGGATTCGCCATTGTGTGTAAGCACATGGTTCCGGACCTTCGCAGTCTTGAACAGTTGATACTTGATCGGCGCGTTAACGTAGTCGGCGTGGTCGAACGTGCGGCTTGTGGGCATGGTCTGGTTCTCCTGTAGTGGGTCAGGGGTTGAAAGTCTCGTCGAGGATGTAGCCGGCTGTGCGCAGCGCATCCACGACTGAGCGAGGGAGCATGTAGTAACCATCAAAGTCCACCAGTTCAAGCGAGGGCGTTTGCCCTTCGCGGTACAGGCCGGGTACTTCATCGAACCACAGCCCGCCACCTTCTGTGCCGTCCTTGTGTTCCCAATAGCCGTAGCGGGCGGCTGTGTCAATTTTCACGACGCCACGGTTAGGGCCATCGCCCCAGGGGCGAAGGGTTACATCGAAAGTGTATGGGCTTGCCATATCTATCTCCTGTAGTGCGCCACACCGTGTAGCGCATGAGGCATCATCGGCCCTTGCATGGCCCTTGTCACTAGGGACTTTCCCTCATGTATAAACGTACAGTGCGAGCCCTGGTGCGTGGCCGGAGCCCGCCGGCAGTGAGCGCAAGCGAACAGCAGCCCCTTGCTTTCCCTCCCTGTTCCCCTATACTGTACAGAACCCCAGTAGAACAAACACCTATGAGACTAAGCAGGAAACAAATAGAGGAGGGACTAAATCAAGTCCCCATCTCCCATATCCTGGGTGCAGATGTCTCCCGCCAGCTAACCGCAAAACAGCGTAAGTTTGCCCACGAAGTAGCGAAGGGCAGCACGAAAGCAGACGCCTACAGAGCAGCGTACAACGTCAAGAGCGCCAAAACAATGGAAGCAGAACCCTACAGACTGGCAGCAGACCCTCGGGTGTCCCGAGAGATAGAGGCTTACACCCTGGCACTAGAGACCGCGAAACTGCGCTCACCTGCTGCTTTACGAGAATTAGTTATCCAATCCCTCGTGCGAGTCATCGTCGACCCCGAGTCAAAGCCCGGACAGATAACAGCCGCTGCCAAGGTATTGGGCACAGTAACCGAGGTGGCAGCTTTCACCGAGAGGAAGGAAGTCAGGACCATATCTAGCAGTGAAGACGCACGCGCCCGCGTCATGCAAGAGCTACGCGGCCTGATATCTGCAGGCGCAACGGACGCAACGATCATCGAGGCAGACGCCGACAGCCTGCTGCAGGAACTCAGCGTTAAATTTAACGCTGCACCCGAGGGAAACGAGACGGCTCAGGACGCAGACCCACCGCACCCGGACCCCCCCGATGACGCAGCAGGAGTCCCGCGCCCTTGAACATACTATTCCACACCAACGCCCCTGTGTTTGTATGGATGCCGTAAAAATTAACGCTCCTCACCAGACCCCACCCCTCGATCTGGCGACACCCCCCGGTCAGTCTTTGTACAAAAAGTGGTGGGGGGTAGCAAAAAATTTGGTGCCGTTAAATTTAACGGATGACATAAACTGGTTTAACAAACGTGGCTAAGTCTATGATTTGTAAGGACTTTCTCGGAAACGTGGGTTGTGGCGAGGCTAAAAATTTGGCGACCGTTAAATTTAACGGAAGTAAAGTAACACTTTAAGAGTGTGCGCTAAGTTGTTGATTTGTAATGGATTTTCATGAACAAGTGGCTTAGCAGAGGAATTTCAGCGCCGGGGCCGTACCTCACTTTGTGTTTGAGTGAGAAGGAATACGAGGGGGCTATGAAGACGCTGAAGGTCAAGCACTATGGTTCTTGGCTTTCTACGCCGCAGGCAAATGCGACGGCGCATCACTTGAACAATGAAGATGGGAATCTGTGTGCGGTGATTTGTTTAAGCAACTACGCTGGGCGCGATCCTGTTGAGGTGGCTGGCATTCTTGTCCATGAGGCGGTGCATGTGTGGCAGGAGTACTGTGACTTCTATGGTGAAGATAAACCTGGGAGGGAGCAGGAAGCGTATGCGGTGCAGTGGATTTCGCAGACGTTGATGGCAGAGTTTGCGCGGCGGATGTCCACAACAAACCGCAAAAGTGGTCTTGACTTATCACGTTCTATTTAGGTAAAATGCTCTCGCGCTGAATTGCAATGTTCAGCGTTGGAGAAGAAAGCGGCAGGGTTACTAGCCTCATGCAAGTTCTTTTTCTTCATCGATCGGCGCACCCGACGTGTGCTGTCCCGCTACGGACTCAGTTGCAGCAAAAAAGCCCGGTGGTCGCCACAACCACCGGGCTTTTGTCTTTCAAATGAATAAAAAGTGGCGCACGAAGAAAGTGTTGCAGAGTCCTCTGAGGAAGGTGTATGGGTCCAAGGAGGAGGTGTTGGAGATGGGGATGACTGAGGCTCAGAAGGAAGTGTTTTTGGCTATAGATGTGTGGTGGTGCCGGTTTGGGTACGGGCCGAGCCTGAGGAACATTTGTGAGCTACGTGGGAAACCTGGGCTTGGGAGCACGAAGAAAATTGTGGACAGGTTGGTGAAGCTAGGTGCTTTGAAGAGAGTTGAGGGGATGGGCAGGTCTGTTCGGCCGACGTACATCTCATTCCGCAACATGGAGTAACGTAAAGGAGAAAAGATGGACAAGTTTTTGGACTATGTAAATGAGATGTGGCCGGAGTTCATTTGTGGGCCGCACCATGAGTTGATGGCGCAGAAGTTTGAAGAGGTCGCTGAAGGGAAGATAAAGAGGCTGGTTCTAAACGTGCCGCCTCGGTTTACGAAGTCGATGTTTGCTTCGTACTTGTTGCCTAGCTGGTTCCTTGGCCGGTTTCCTGAGAAACAGGTGATCCAAGCGGCTGGCTATAGGGATCTGGCTGTAAATTTTAAGCAGCGCGTTGACAAGTTGATGGAGTCACAGAAATACGCTCAGGTGTTTCCTCAGCATGGAAAAACTGTAGCTGTTGGTGTTGGTGGCGCTGTTTGTGGGCATGCGGCTGACTTGTACATTGTTGATGATTTGCACGAAAAAAGATTTGTTAAAGAGCGTGATTTTCAAAGTGCCTTTGATTGGTTTAGTACCACTGCAATGTGCAGACTAAAACCTGCGGGCGCTATGGTTGTTGTGATGAGCAGGAGTTCTGAGTATGACTTGACAGCTCGCCTTGAAGAACTTGGCGGGTGGGAGGTTGTAAAAATACCTGCTATGAAGAGTGATGGTTCTTCTACGTGGCCTGAGTTTTGGTCTGAGGATCAGTTGCTTGATGTAAAACGAAACATCTCGATTGCAAAATGGCGCATGGAGTTTCAGTCAAACAATGAAGCTGGATGATCTAGTAGCGAGCCTGTCTCCTGCGGATCAGGAGAAGCTGCTCCAGCAGGTACAAGATTACAAAGACGCTTTGGAAAGGGAGAAGTGTCAGAAGAGCTTCATGGCGTATGTGAAGAAGATGTGGCCGGGGTTCATTCATGGCCGACACCATGCGGTGATGGCTAAGAAGTTTGAGGAGATTGCTGAGGGTAAGTTGAAGAGGCTGATTATCAATCTTGGGCCTAGACACACAAAGAGCCAGTTTGCTTCGTACTTGCTGCCTAGTTGGTTTCTTGGAAAATTTCCCGACAAAAAAATCATTCAAGCATCCAACACTGCGGATCTGGCGGTGAACTTTGGGCGGCAAGTTCGTAACTTGGTTGGGTCTGAGGAGTACGCAAGAATTTTTCCTAGTGTTGCTTTAAGACAAGACTCCAAGTCTGCGGGTCGGTGGGCTACTAATAAGAACGGCGAATACTTCGCTATCGGCGTCGGCGGTACGATGACGGGTAAGGGCGCGGACCTTCTTATCATCGACGATCCGCACTCGGAACAAGAGGCTGCTTTAGCCGCTGGTAGGCCGGAAGTCTATGACTCCGTGTTTGAATGGTACTCATCTGGCCCGCGTCAGCGTCTCCAGCCGGGTGGGGCTATCGTGGTCGTAATGACCAGATGGGCGAAGTCGGACTTAACAGGCAGGATACTAAAGACCGCTGGCGAGTTGGGTAAGGAAGATCAGTGGGAAGTCATTGAACTTCCGGCGATCATGCCTTCGGGTAAACCCTTATGGCCTGAGTTTTGGTCGCTTGAGGAACTGTCTGCTCTAAGAGAAGAACTCCCACCGGCCAAGTGGAACGCTCAGTACCAGCAAAATCCCACCGCAGAAGAGGGGGCGATTGTCAAAAGAGAGTGGTGGAAGATCTGGGAGAAGGAAAAGCCTCCTTCATGTGAGTTCATCATCCAGTCTTGGGACACTGCCTTTACTAAGGGTGAGCGAAACGACTACTCTGCGTGTACTACGTGGGGTGTGTTCCACATGAATGAGGACGAGAATGACGTAAATATCATCTTGTTGGACTGCTTTCAGAAGCGAATGGAGTTCCCTGAACTGAAAGAGAAGGCTCTGGCTCACTATAGAGAGTGGGAGCCTGATGCTTTCATCGTGGAAGCAAAGGCCGCAGGCGCTCCGCTGATTTTTGAACTGCGGGCGATGGGCATTCCGGTGTCTGAATACACGCCAAGCAGGGGGAACGACAAGTTTGTCCGTATCAATTCTGTGGCAGACCTGTTCCAATCAGGTAAAGTCTGGGCTCCAGACACCCGGTGGGCTAGAGAACTCATCGAAAACATGGCCGCTTTCCCCAACGCACCCCATGATGATGACGTAGACAGTGCTGTTCAGGCCCTGATCCGCTTCCGGCAGGGTGGTTTCCTGCGTCTACAGACAGACGAACAGGACGAAATGCGGTCTTTCAAGCGCAAAGTCGCTTTCTACTAAGGATTTGATATGGCAACGAACTTCTCTCCCGAAATGATGCCCCTTGACATGGGTGTTATGACCGAAGAACCGGCTCTTGAGATTGAAATTGAAGACCCTGAGAGCGTAAAAATTGGGATTGACGGGGTTGAGATTGAACTGATGCCAGAACCTGAGACTGCGGACACATTTGACGCAAATCTTGCGGAGTACATGGACGAAGGGGAGCTTCAATCCCTGGCTTCTGAGCTTGTTTCCCTCGTAGATGCGGACATTAACAGTCGCAAAGACTGGACAGATATGTTTGTCAAGGGTCTAGAAGTCCTTGGCATGAAGTACGAAGAGCGTACTGAGCCTTGGAACGGGGCTTGTGGGGTGTATTCACCGCTTTTGACTGAAGCGGCGATCCGTTTTCAGTCGGAGATGATTACTGAGACGTTCCCGGCTCAAGGACCGGTGAAAACTCAGATCATCGGAGCGATTGACCGGCTGAAAGAAGAGGCGGCAGAGCGGGTTCGTGATGACATGAACTACATGCTGACCGAGCGAATGATCGATTACAGGTCCGAGCATGAGCGGATGCTGTATTCCCTTGGCCTTGCTGGGTCGGCGTTCAAGAAGATCTACCCAAACCCGAATACCGAACTGCCTGCGGCCCCGTTTGTCCCGGCTGAAGACTTGATCATGCCTTACGGGGCGTCAAACGTGTACACAGCCGAGCGTGTGACTCATGTCATGCGCAAAACTGAGAATGAGATCAAGAAACTACAGGTAGCAAAGTTTTACAGGGACGTAGAACTGGGTGAGCCAGTACGTTTCTTTACTGATATTGAGAAGAAAAAGGCCGAGGAGCAAGGGTATACCCTAACCGATGATGATCGGTATCAGGTATTGGAGATCCACGTAGACTGGGACATGCCGGGGTACGAAGATGAAGTTCCTTTGCCGTATGTGGTCACAGTCGAGCGGGGTACTCAGACGGTTCTTGCGATCCGCAGAAACTGGGAAGAAGGCGACGACAAGAAACTCAAGCGCCAGCACTTCGTCCAGTACACGTACATCCCTGGTTTTGGGGCTTACGGGCTTGGGTACATCCATCTGATCGGCGGCTACGCCCGAGCAGGCACTTCCATCATTCGCCAACTTGTAGATGCTGGAACTCTGTCCAACTTGCCCGGTGGCTTGAAGTCTCGCGGACTTCGGATCAAGGGCGATGACACTCCGATTGCTCCGGGCGAGTTCAGGGATGTGGACATTCCTTCGGGGAGTGTGCGTGACAACATCATGCCGCTTCCTTACAAGGAGCCGAGCCAAGTTTTGTCGATGCTGCTTGAGCGCATTACGGAAGAAGGCCGACGCCTTGC